ACTCTTGACTGTGTCCATACCAGGCTTCTCACGTGCTAGAATCTTAGCAACTTCTTCATCTAAGTATGCGCTTGCAATGTGGTCACGACCTTCAGCTACTTTCTTTTTAGCTTCTTTATCTTTAACAGCCTTCTTGAAAGACTCTTTCTTGTTCTTGTCTTTATCAACATCTAAGAAATCTGGCTTTGCAGCCTCATCGACTTTTTTAGTTTCTTTATCTTTAACAGCTTTCTTGAAAGATTCTTTCTTGTTCTTGTCTTTGTCAACGTCTAAGAAATCTGGCTTAGCTTCTTCAATCTTTTCAGCAGCTTTGATTTTGCCACCAAACTTAGCAGCATAGTCTTTAGCTTTTGCCATTGAAGTGAAAGTCTTTGTTACTTTACCGTCTTTAACAACGTTGAACTTCTTAGCTTCTGCACCTTCATTCATTTGATTCTCATCATCACCTGTCAATGACATTTGGCCTTGGCCAATAGCTTGCTTAATTTGATTAGCAAGTTGTGGGTTTGTAACTGTACCTAATGTCTTGTTACCTTGAGAGATAACTTGAGTATTTTGTTGTGCTGGCTTGATTTGTACTTGGTCTTCTTCTTCCAACGCTGTGTATTCAATACCCAATTCACGAGCCTTAGCCTTCAAGTCAGATTGGATGTCTCTTGACACACCCATGTTAGATTTCATGCCTGAACCAAAACCCATATCGTCATGTTGACGATTCATAATAGTGCCAGCCATACGCTTTGCGTACTTTTGAGCAACTGCAAATTGTTCTGGAGTTTGAACTGACTTGATAACTCGTGCTAGTTTAGCTAGTTGTTCTGCTGTTAGGTTATGGTCTACACCACCGAACATGCCTTCCATAACAGACTCAAGTTTTTTGAGTTGTGCAGCAGATTCCATGTATTCTTTTAAAGAATGTTTCTTGGATACTTTACCAATGTCTTTCTTTGGCTTTTGGCCACCACCAAATACAGAGCCAAGAGACTTCGTATCATATGATTTAACTTCACCTGAATCATCTGCGCCTTTCTTTGGACGACCACGACCACGTTTTTCAGTAGAAGCAGCTGGCTTCTTCTCGTCATCACCGTCGTATGCGGTACCGTAATCACCTTTGTGGACTTTGCCAGTCTTTGTGACTTTTGTTTCTGCTTCACTAAGTGAAGTCATTGATTGTAATAGGCTTTTAAAATCCATTATCGTGATCCTCTTTTATCTAATTTATCTTCGATTCTGCCGAGTTGTTTACCAATCTCAGCTATTTTGTCATTCATTGCTTCTTGACGTACACTGTTAACAGTCAATTTGTTATCGACTTCTTTAATCTTACTGTCCATTGTTAGATAGCCACCGCCACCTATACCACATGCACTGATAACAATCCAACTTAGTTGTTTGGCGGTGAAATCAATCATTTTATTTTGCCTTTGTTGAACCAGTAGCTGGTCGTTGTGGACGATTTACTTTACTCATTGGGCTAGCGGTATTGATACCTTCTTTGCTCTTATTAGGAGCAGTTGGAGTTTCTTTAGCTGAGTAAGGGATAGTGACGCTGGGCTTCTTAGGAACTACACGGTCAAGGTACTGATTAGCGTATTCTTTGCTTGCTTCTTTGCCATTATCTTCTAGTGTTTCTGTATTCAACAATGCTTCTTTTTTCTCAGCATCGATTTGATTTGCATATCTATCAGATTCATCATTGATTGAATCTTCAAAATCAGTAGTTAATACACGAACTTTATTGATATTGTAACCCAGCATTTGAGCAACTTGTTGAATCATTGGCTCAGTAGCTGGGTACTTGAATTCTGCTTTGATAATAGTGATGGACTCATTCTCTAATTCAGGGAAACCATATGGTGACTTCTGTACTGGAGTGGTCTTTGGGTCTTCGATTTTTACTGGATCGAATTTGTTTAGATTGTACTTGAACATGTCCATAAAGTTCTTATCAACATCGCCTGCGATTTTGATAGTGTAGCGATATGTTCTTGCGCTTTCCATGAGATAATGACGAAGGCTCTTCATAATGTTATTCCTATTATATTATTTATTCTTATTCTGCTTTTTTGCTGCCGAGAATCTGTTTGAGTAGTTCGTTTCTGTCTACTAAACTACCCTCACCCACTGGTATATTTTCAATTTCTTCTGTTTTGCTTGCAGTCTTTTGATCCAACTGTGCTTTCTTCATCTGTAAATCGAGCATCTTTAGCTTTTTATTGATTTTAGCAGTCTTAGATGTAATCGCATGTCCCAAGAATGAACTGGCACTATTGAAGATTTCACTAGCGAATCTACTATCAACTTGCATCCCTAAATCCATTAAGTCTTTATAGCTTGCTGTAGCTAGTTCTGCTAATTCATCCATCTCACCGTCACTAGCATCCAAGCCTTTGACTTCAGTAAGAGCATTTTCAATCTTCTCTAAGTTTGTCAGTGCGTCTTCTGTGACTGCCTGAGCTTCTTCTACTGTGATATCGGTTGAACTGCTGATTGATGTATCGTCCGGCAATTCAAAAAGTTCACTTAGTTTTTTGGTCATACTACTATCCTATAATAGTAGTATTTATTACTTGCGTTTTCCATTGTGAAAGATATCATCTTCCGTAACGACTCTAAATGTCAATCCCGCTTGTTTACACCAAGCCATTGCTGCTGCCCATTTAGCATGATTAACAGCTACAACTAGTCTATCTCTAGCATTTGCAACCTTGCTTTCGATTATACTTTGTTTCTTAGGCTTGATTTCTACCATTTCAGCAATTTGCTTGCCGTACTTGTTCTGATAGACTACTAAAAAATCGGGGATGTACGTGTGCATCTTACCATCTAATGGGCTTCTATAAGGAATAGAAATTGATTCACTTGCCCATTGCAGTACACTATCGTTTCTATCACAAAACTGCATAAACGTAAACTCCCATCCACTACGATACTTAGGCTTATTCTTGCCTATATACTTTTTTGGGTTAGTGGGTGTGAACAGACCCTGTGCGAACTTAGCCATTATACAACAATGTTTCGTTGGGTATTATAGTTTGGTTGTGGGGTTGAGTTTACCCCATACAAACTTGTTTTGCTTTTCACGCTGTTCAAGTAGTATGCTAAAATAGAATTAACTTCCATCTTAGATTTACCTTGCAAATAGTCAACTAACGACAACGGATTTTCACCTGACAATGTAGAAATACGAAATATCATTAGTGTAAAGTTATCAGTGACATTCTTACTTTTAGTCAGGTTATAGAAAAATGAGTGGACGATTTCATATTGATTACCATCTACAACTAAGTCAAAGTTATAAAAGTTATCAAAAATTTGCACAGTTTTGTCAGTGCTTGATTGCGGTCCATCAATAATATTAGCCATAAGTTACCTCTTTGAAGTATTTATGATAAATTAACTAGGTGTTTTGGGAGTTGACGCGCCAGTAAGGCCTGGGAATGTGTTTCGTATAACAGTAGAGTCTGCCGTTGGAAACGTAAATATGTTGTTTCGGTTTGGTGCACCTTGTAGTGCTCCTGTTGCTGCACCCAATGCTTCACCCTTAGCAATATTAAGAATGTTTGCAGGATTCTTAAATGTTTGTTTAGCTGCGCCAGCCTTCTGAATAGCACCTAAGAAGTTACCACTTGAGATATCATCCATGATGCCACCAGCAGTTGATACCAATCCACCTGGACCCAAGATGCTTGCTTGACTGCCCGGACGAGCAATAGGACTCAATGTAGTGTCGTAGTGGGTGTCTTTACCAAATCCAGGAACGTACTTGCTAGGATTTCTACCATCAACTGCACCTTCATAGTACTTGACAGTTTCATATTGCAATGTCATTTGATGTTCCATCACGCCATTACCCTGAGAATAATCATACGTATCATGTGAAAAACTTTCAATCATTGGATTGATAAGCTGGTACATAACAAAATTGTGCTGATTGAAACCGTAGATTTTGATTGAGTTAAAGAAAGGAACTTTTTGAAAGTTAGGAGCTTTGTTAGGAGCTTCACCCAAGTAACCCCAATCAGCATTACCTGAGATATTAGGGTCATAGACATTTCTAGCATTCAAGTCATATTTCTGATTAGGTACGTTACCTGAAGACGTAACAACATTACCCAACTGAGTTGGGTCTTTGTAATAATATGAATAGTATGAGAACCACAATTTACGAATTGTGTTTGCTGTATCATCATGCAAAGTGATGTTTACAGGATCATATTTTATTTTTGTTTGTACAACTCTTTTACGATTGTACTGATTCAACGTTTGTAAATCAAATGAATATTTTGGTAGCTGTACAGTTTTTACAGCAAGACCAAAATTAGAATCTGTGGGATATGCTAGTACCGAAGGATCGATTGCAGTGTTTACATCAAAGTAAACGTGAAATAGAAACTTAAACTTCGGGGCATAAGCGTAGTTGTTGGTTCTGAATACTTTACTTGCGTGTTGGAAATCACGCAAGTAATCATTGCCAAAAAACGCTTTGCCCGCGTCAGTTAAAAGATTCGGTATTAACCCAGACATTTATCTTACTGATTAAGAACCGATACCAGTAACTGAAGCACCACCGAAAGCACGACCAACTGAAGTACCAACACCGCCACCAAGTGGAGATTGAACTGCGTTATCGAAACGAATTGACAACTGAATAGTTGCTGCTTCGCTTGCTTTGTAGTCCATGTTGTTATAGTTAGCTGTCTTGATGAA